ATGAGTAGAGCGCAAGAAATAGCAGACCTGTTATCTGGTGTAACGATTACGACTGCTGACAACACTTCACAGCTTATACTTAAATCTACTGATGCTGATGCTTCAGCCGGTCCTCGCCTTGATTTGAAACGTGACAGTGGCAGTCCTGCTGATAACGACACGGTTGGTCGCTTTCGTTTTTTATTCGACAACGATGCAGCAGAGGAAACAGAAGCTGTCCGTATTGATGCTTTTATCCCTGATGTAAGCGATGGCACAGAGGATGCAACTTTTCAAACATTGACAATGGTTGGCGGCACGATGCGAAGTCGTGTAGAGCATAGTTCAACTGAAACTGTGTTTAACCAAGACAGCCAAGACCTAGACTTCCGTGTTGAGGGCAACGGTGATGCAAACCTTTTGTTTGTAGATGCTGGCAATGACCGAATTGGAATAGGGACTAACAGCCCCTCTCAATTACTATCCATACACGCCGAAG